ATTTATATCGTTCTCATTTCCGTCAATCAACAGAGTGAGAAGTGAATTCTTTGAATTGTGAACGGCCCTCCATTTACCGGAAGGAACCTTCACATGCGTCCCCACTGTGCCAGTACGGGGGACCATCCCAACCGCCAATGAAATACGCATGTGAAGTTTCCAATCCTGAGGTTATGCAACCAGTGAAATCGAAGGCCGCAGCTGAACGAAAATAACATCGCCAGCTGTACCCTGATCTGTAAGTGCAATTCCAACAACTGCACCAGTTGCTACAGTAACGAGCCTACCAGCAGTAGTTCCAACTCCAACAATTGCAGGAGCAGCAGCAATCGTAGTTCCAGCAGCAAGCCTACAAAGTGCAACTCCAGCTGTTTGAATAATAACAGCTTCGCCTGCGGCGGCTGCTACATAACCAGCAACTACGATTCCTTCATCTACAACTGCTTCATAGTTGGAACGTGCTCCACCAACAACTACACCTGCAAAAAGCTGATAGTTAGCTTGTGTTGCACTCTTGCTAACTTCACCTGCATCAGACCAATATACAACATCACCAAGATTCAGAGTCTGTGCAGCATCAGCCTTGCAAAACATGCATTCACCACCAGGTTCAATTCCATTATTTGATCCTACAGGCAGAAAGTTCTGCCCAAAGCTAATGAAACCAAAACGAGATGGTGACCGAGTAATAGCGCCGTAACTCATCTTCCCCTCCTTTTATATTAGGTGGGGTTGGCGCCGGCCCATGCATACCAAGTCACGAACCAGATAAGGAATCTAGTCGTGGCCTTCACCTTCATTGCATCAGTATCAAAGTCAAACGTATCTTCAACAGTAACGGGACGACGAGTGCGGAACTCGCAATCGTTTTCGTTGCTGTCATACATCATGTAAGACTTTGCAGATGCCTTGAAGTGTGAAACAAGTACGCGTGGCTTCGGGAGACGCAGACGAATTGCATTCTCCTGATGTTCAGCAGTAAACGGCTCAAGCTGTGAATTGAAAATCTGCAACGCACGGTGATAATCGCCAGCGTTGTTGCCGAGCAGAAGCGTATCAGGGAACATACGCACCGGATCGCCATTTTCATCCTTCATCAGCTGGAACAGATCGAACAGAGCAGTAATACCAGTATTAGACAGCTGCACTGGTGCGGCCACAGCATTTGCAACTGTCTGCGTAGAATTGATAAGCGTGTGCGCAGTAGAAAGCAGAGGAAGATTGTCGATTCCCCTGAAGTCCGTTCCAGTAAACGCATCATCAAGGAGTGCAGCTGCACGATATTCCATCGTCATGCGTGCTGCATGAGCAAGGAATTTTGCACCCTGATTGATCTTGTTATACTGGTCGTCCTCAATCGTCTTACGAGAAACGATATAACCACCTGCGAATTCCTTATCCACACCAACAACCTGTGGACCGATCTTCGGATATTCGTAGGTAACTGCTTCACCATCGCTGCGCTCAATAAGACGCTTGAGGCCAGTGATGATGGTTGCGCGAATTTCAGGTACATCCATCACGCCTGTCTTAAGAAACATACTAAACTCAGGCGGGTACCTATCAAATTCATCGCGGAAATCCCGACGCAGACCGGGACGGAACAGGAGGTTAAATGCGCCTTGAACGTTCACGTTTTATCTCCTTTCCGTTAGGTAGAGGCCGGAATCTGCGCCACGTCAACAACGAACTTGACGTAGTAGAATCCAAGCGCAAGGTCCACATCAACAACTTGCACCACATCAGCCGTAGTATCTGTCAGATCAATTTGCCAGACACCAGCAGTATTAACCACACCGTAGTTAATACCAATATCAGACTGAAGTGGAGCGCGCGTGCCATCACACGTAAAGATCGTAACGCCAGAAGCGAGTGCAACTGGAATCTTTGCACTACGGCCAGTAATAACAGTAGTCTGGTTTTCAAAAGGATTCTGGAAACCAGGATTTGTTGAAACAGGCTCAAGTGCAACTCCCAGAACCAAAGCAGGATCAGCGCCGCAAAGCTGGATTCCACCACCAGCTACGATTACAACCAGACTTCCCGTAGTAATTAGACCGGGAGCTGCATCTGGATTGTAACCGAGAATTGCGGGAGCCGTTCCACCCGGCCATGATGCCGGCATGAAAAGACGACCAGCCATTTTGTTAATCCTTCCGATTAAGGAACTGCGGGCTCTTGTGCGTTCAGCACAGCTTCAATTTCAGCCTTGCGAGCTTCGTGCTGATCGGAAGCATTAATTGGAACCAAGCCTTGACGCTTTAGAGATTCTGCAACTTCTTTTTCTTCGCGTTGTGTAGTAGAGCCATCGCTCTGACGCTTTGGATGATTTAGCCGCTCGTATTGGTCGCGGTATACCTCTTGAATCAATTCGTAATTTTCGCGCTCAGTAGTCATAAAGATAACATCACCAACTAGACTACCTCTTTCACCCTTCGTATGAAGGGCTCGCGACGGAGCAAACTCAGTATCAATGCGATAACCTAGCGCTTCCATTCTCATAATTTCGTTTGGATCTGCTGCAATCCATTCGCCCCACAAATGTGGTGGAAGCTTCACCTCCAATCGAGGATTAACAGAACCACGCTCAAGAACCATTGCAAGACGTGCTTTGCGTTCGGCGCGACTGATTTTTGGTGTAGCTACAGTTCCCGCGTCAGCAATAGCTTGGTCAGCTTGTGAAATAGTTTGACCAGCTTCCTGCCGCGCAACTTGTTGTTTGATGAATACTTCTAGTTCAGTTTCACGCTCGGCCATTTTAGTATTCCTTATTTCTTAGCTGCTTCGTTAGGATCAGGCTTCTTCTTTGGCATGATGCTTTCAATTACCATTGGACGCTGATCTTCAAGCTCATCAAGATATTCGTCCTTAGTCATTCTTTGCTCACGACGAATTCTTTCCTCAAGCTCTGTAAGATCACGCCGCTCCTTCTTTACAGGAGCATTGTTTACAGATGGTCCACTGGGACGTAGATGCGCTGGCATCATAGTAGCATCATTCTTTGTTGTAGATGGATTCTGTGGTGTCGGTGGAGGCGCACCAGCAGGACGATTATTACGAACTTCTGCCGGCTTCAATTGACCAGTTGCCATTGCACCAATAATGCTAAGTGCAGCTGTGTTTACATTTTGTTCACTGACTTCTGTAGTTTTCATGATTTCATCAAGATAAGGTTCAATCGAATCCATCTTATCTTTGAAACCAGGATTCTTACGAAGTCCATCCTTGATCTGATCGTACTTTGTAGCTCCGCGAGTTTCAGCTACGAAGTCAGTCAAAGGCTTGATGCGTGCATCGAGTGCCTTGTTTACAATATTCTCAATGTTCCTAGCAGAATCTTGCCAGAAAGCATTGTTGTCCATAGGAGCTTCTGGAGTTGGAGCAGGTGCGCGCTGCATTTCTGCAAGCTGACGCTCCAAACGATCGGCGCGTTGACGAGCTTCAATCATTCCAGTTTCATATAGAGTCAGCAAGCGAGCTTGTGAATCATCAGAAACTGCGGGCATACCACCGTCAGTAGAAACTCCACCATCAGCGTTTTCTGTACCTTCACCGTCTGTTAGCATTGTGCGCGTCTCCGTATAAGTCATCTAGTATTTCAGTAAGTTTTGCTGCTTGTTGACAAGAACCTTGAAGTTTGAATGCTTCATCTGCTGATTTGAAACTTAGAATCCTCTTATAAGCATCCATCTGTAATGCATGTGCTAGTTTCTTTAACGCGCTGTATTGAGGATTACGTGTTAAAGCTTTTAAACTAGCCATTTCCTCTTCCGAGAAGCCCAGCAATTTGAGGTCCACCACCTGTAATTCCTCCGCTTAGAGAACCAAGCAGACCTTGTATATCAATCGGTCCTCCCATTCCACCACCACCTGACAATGCTGCATTCTCTGCTGCGCGATCTTCTTCTGCCATACCAACTGCCATTTCTCCAGCGTCTGGCGGAAGCTGTTCACCAGTAGAAGGCTGCATTCCAGCTGGCTTGAAGATAATACGATTCATGTTGCGTACATCGAAGGATTCGAGCAACTGTTGCATTGCTTCGTTTGTTCCTTCGAGCGTTTGCTGCATAAATTGCTGCATCAATTGAGGATTTTGCTGCAAAACAGGGAGCAAAAGCTGACCCAAACCAGCGTAATATTGCTGTAGAAATGCTGCAATTTGAGTCCAATTTTGCCTATTAATGATCTTATTTTGCTGCTGTCCGACAGGTCCAACATCCAAAATCAACCCATTTTCAAGATAAGTAGGCGGTACAGACGCCAAAAACTGTGCAATTGCTGGTCCTTCATCATCCAACATGAAGAAATCCATGTTCCTAGCACCGAATTGCTGAATATTACAGAGCGTATCAATCTGAAGCTCCTTGATTAGGCCCTTAATATTCCCATATATGTAGTCAAAACGCTTGTTTCCTTCTTGGAGTCTCGCCAAATCACCTGTAGCAGTTCCAGGTGTTCCGGCTTGCGGCATGCCCATCGTAACATCGTTAATTGCGGTGCGCTGCTGAGAATAAATGAGCGCAGCTTGCTCGTTGCTATATGCCGAAGCAGGTACATCGGACAATCTGAAGGCATCGAGCTGATCCAGAGAGTCAAGAAACCACTTTTTACCCGGAAAGATTGGTTCATCGACAGAAATTCCCGATAGCTTAGAGACTTTAAGCATTGGGACGTTAGCTATCGTTCCCGCGTCCAATCTCTGCCTGTGGATAGTAGTAATTTCTCTCTGAAACTGCTCATTTTGTTGCGCGATACCAATTCCTGCCCAACGGTGTTCGACCGGAATGAAATTACCCTTCCGATATGGCCTTCGTAGATTATTATACCAGTTGTATCGTATTGCAAGGAAGGTACCAGACATATGGTGGTAATGCACGACAATTTCTTCATCTTCGCCGTCCGCGTCAACGTCAAAGCAGAGCCAAACTTCTTGCCAAAGAATGAGATTTGGCCAGTTTGGTTGCTTATCTTCCAGTTGTTCTTGTGTATAAGTGAACTTACGCTGCATGTTATTCGCACCAGCAGCGGTGAAAATGACCCAATTCCACAGTTGATCGTACACTCCACTGTAGAAGAAGCCATTTTCTACAAGATTCTTCACCATATATGGCGATGCTTCGTGTTCTTCACCGCACCAAGGCGAATCTTGTGCATCTTGATAAGCAAAAGGCATGAGAAAACGACCAGTGGAGACTGGTTTAATCTCATTACCTTGCTTAGTTGTGACGTAGAATGGTTCAGTTGTGCCGTCTGGAAGTTCACGCACAGCTTTTCTGATGATTTTCTCGTATACAGACTTGCCAATACCTGTTCCGTACTTCTCAAGTTCCATCACGATGTTATCGAGAGCACGCTTTGAAGGCTCTGAACCGAGAATTTCTGTATCAAGAAGTCTTTCAAGGCCACGCTCGATCCCTGAAAACTTTGAATTCTTGCTCTTTACATAAGAAAACTGTGGGAGTGAGTAAAGCGTTGTCATCGCTCTCGCGTGGAATGTTTCCACCGCAATTGCAGTCAGCGGGATGATAATACGTGAAGCACCGACGAACGGATACGTCGCTCTTGTCGTTACTGGTTCTGCCCAGTAATCCGTTTGGTAGTATTGGAGACGTTGAATCCATATAGAGCGTTCTGAATAATGGTTCGTAAGCTCAGTATCAATATAACTGCGAAGTCTACCGAGCGTGTTATCATCAAGAACTAGAAGCTTTGGATATACTGTTGCTCCTTGTGGATGCCCTTCCGGCATCGTACTACGGTTACGATCTACAGTATTTGGGCTTGAAGCGTAATCCATTCCTTTATCAGACACAAGCGTAGGATTCTTACCAGGATCAGCGCCACCTGCGCCTGTTCCAGAGTAAGGATCATACGGTGCTCTATTAAGCATGTAAGGAACGGTCACTTTATTACCTCATTGCAGAATAACCAGTTGTCAAATCCATCTGCGAAAGAAGCCTTTCTTCTGCTTCACGCTGCTTATCCAAAGTGTTCTTAGATACAGCAGCCCGCCAAACTCCAATTCCCATACTCATTGCATCGAGTCGGTGATATGTAGCTGTGGCGCCAAAAGCTTTGAACTCCTCGATTAATCCTTCTTGCGACTCATGAAAGAAGATTTTACCGGATGCAAAGAAGTTAGAGAGTCCGCGTACACGAATAGGCTTCTGCTTGTTACCAATCTTGATCGGTTCTACATTGAAGAAGATGCGACGAAGCTTCATCTCAGCTTGCAGATAAAACTCGTACAACTTAGAGAACAGAACTTCTTCAATGCATACAAGCCTAGGCTGCCACTTCTGTACGTCTCTGAACAACCTATTCACCATTTCAGGCGGAGTCATTACTCCACCAAATTCATCTAATGTAAAAATATTACTTTGTTCATCCGTTCCTGTGATGACGTATCCCAAGTCACCTGTGATAGCTGGATCAATAAAAATAACGCGGTCAAGATCACCAACAGCTTTATCAATCCTATACTGACCATTCGAAAGTTCACCGAAACGTACTCTCGAAGAAAGTGTGTTGTAAATACCCTTCTGTGTAAAATTGCCCCACTTGAAGAATTTAAGCCAGTCAGGAGAGAATTCAGTTGCACCTGACTGCGGATCGTTCATATACTGCGCCAGCCAAACCTTCTTGTTCTTGCGTAGAATCTCAAGAGTCTTTGGCGGGAAACGCTCAGGGAAGATTGGAACTTTCTTCCCGTATGTTGGTGACTTTATATCCTTATCAATTTCTTCTACCGAACGTGTATAAACAGCAAGTTGGTCGCCGTAGACTTCCATTGCGTGAGCGTAAACGTCATCGAGACTCCAGCGCGTGCCTGTGATATCGAGTTGATCCCGAGATGGATCATCGTAAAAGGAGAGAATATTGTCAAACCAAAGTATCGCATTCTCCATCTCAGTCTGAGAATCTCTAGCCTTGTCACCAATAATGTCGTCTAGCTTTAGCTTATTATAGTGGCGTCCCTGTCCTCTGCCACCCAAACCAATCGTATCAAAAGTAGGTTCGTTGAATGTAACATTTCGAGGAAGCTGCATTTCAGCTTGATTGATGCGCTGCTTCTTCGGATCAGGAATACATTCAGGAAACAAACCTACGAGAACTTCGTTAGTCATGAAATGCTGTGTGATGCCGTATAGAAAGCGCTGTGCCATCTTATCAATTTCGTGCGCAATCAGTATACGAACATCTGGACCTAGAGAATACGGATACGGAGAATCTCCGTCATCATCAGGTAGAGCAGTTTGAATGCAATCCGTGGTGGTAAAAATAGTTGACTTAAAATGTCCACGCGGATCAAGCTTGAGCCTGTATTGACGGCCTTTTGTTTCATCTACCCACCTACAAACAGAGTCACGATGATAACTATTGTTTAGTGATATGTAGCCAAGGGAGGTGCAGAGAAAAAAATTGTTCTTCTTACACAACCTACGCAGGTGTCTGATTTGCTCCTGTGTGAGGTGAGAAAATTTCTTCTCTGCACTTCTCCTTGCCTTGGCAACGTCTGACGGTGATGGAAGATCGGGAATTATAATTTCGTCAGACACGTCGAAGTTCCTTAAGTAGAGCGATCGGAGCCCTTCGGGTAATTGCCAAGATTCTTCGGATTAAAACCTGTCGTAACTGTTCCCGGCGCCGATGAAGTCTGATTCACATGAATCTCACTTGGACGCGGAATTGAAACGTGTCCTTCTGCGCCGTTCACTCCCAGATTTGCGGAGCCCTTCCCGCTGCCTGTGTTACCGCTGTTATCGACGCCCATTATGGAATCCTCGCTGCTTGTTGTTCACCACGACCGGGAACGTTTCCATCTACGGTAGATTTAATAGTCTCGCAATCCATCGTATGCATACGAAGCGCATCGTAACCAAGTGGCTTATCACCACCGTACAGCTTCTCGTAATTGTAAGCATCACCAATAATACGAGGATCAAACTCACTAGCAGTTGGTGCAATCTCTCCACACTTTGTACCCATACCTTCAGATACATTGCGTACAGATCCATCGGGTCGAGAAATCTTCTGTGGCTGATCCATGTTAGATGCGCGAACGCTCATTTCTTCCTCCTTGAAGCTCTATATGTATCTGCTACTTCAGCAGCAGACTGTTGTGCGCGTGACAAATCTCCCTTTAACTTCGCTTCTCTATGTACGTCATTCGCTCCTGCTTCACCTGCTTTATAAAGCTGATCCCTAATGTCTTGAACGTAGCGCAAGGAAGAACGTAACTTCTGCGCCTCGGGAGATTTGTCAGGCTTGGGTCCAGACATTAGTAGCCTCGCCGTTCTTTTCTGAGCTTATCAGCTACTTTGTTCGCGTGAACTTGAGCCGCGCCGCGAGTTGCTTTATGCTCTGAATCATCTTTGTGAGCCAACGTCTTGCGAAGTTCACTTTCGTCGGCGCTGATTGTGCTTTCTCTTGAGTCGGCTGGGCCATACGTTGACCTCAACTTGTTGATGAATTCAAGAGCACTACGTGGAGGTCCGCTCACTTTTTCTTCCCTCCCTTCTTATAACCCTTTCCCGCTTTACTCATTGCAATTGCGACAGCTTGCTTCTTCGGCTTACCTGAATGCATTTCAGTCTTGATGTTCTTAGAGATAATCTCTTTAGACGATCCACCTGAAAGAGGCATATAATCTCCTATAGCCAAGAACGCTTAAATAGTTTAAGACTAAAAGTAGACCCAAATACTCCTGGTGCTCCAGATGTACCAGCTGCAACACGCCAAGCAACACATATAAATGGATCATATTCATTTGCTTTAGCTTGTGCTGGACCAACTACATCTGCAAGCGGAGTACCACGCTGAAGATCGCGCCAAACAGCATTTGAAACTGCTTGTGCGAGTGTGATGCCAGCAGCTTGATAGTTAACATCGAAGTTATATGATACTTGAATAAACGATGCAACAGCAGTTCCAGACGTAGAAATTAGACTAAGCTTTTCAGCATCTGCGTGACTTTTAACTGGTATAATCGGATCTGAGGAAGCTGAACCTACTCCGCAAAGAATACTACCACAATCTGCAACAGCCATTGTAGACATTTTCAGGCTCCGATCCTCTGTTGTGGAGGATTAATGGATTCGTTGATACGCTCTAGCGCATGTGACAAACGATCCATTGCTTTTTCAGATACAGCTGGCAAAGATGATGCTGGAGAAGTATTCACATTATCTTGTACGCTGAGAAGTCTGGTACCTTGCATGAAACGCATACCACGATCAATCACAGCAAATGGAGACTTCTCGTACAGCGTATCATCAGCTGCAAATTCTTCCATACGATTCACAAACTTTTCAGCAATGTCACCCATGCGCTGAGGAATACTACGGATCATGGTTTCGCGTACACGTTCTTGTGCGGCGCGAATCTTGATCTTACCCTGTTCGCAATTGATGCTC